CCTCCACGGTGCACATTTTCATGTGGTGTCTCCTAATGATGGGAATAAATGAATTGAACTACGCCGCAGTTCGAGTCACTCGTTCGACCGTTTAGGGTCACCGATCCGAATCACCTGTATGACTTGACTATAGGCGGGTCAGCGAAACTGTCCACGCATCTTGGCGATCGCAACCTTCGCAGCGTCGGTGATGTCAGACTTGACATACGCAGGCATGACGATCTGCACACGGTGCATCGGCTTGGGTTCGATCACGACTGGCGCAAGTTTTACTAGTGGAACATTGCAGCCGAGAGCCTTGAGACTTGCCGTGGACACAATGCCCTTGCTCACGGCATTGATCAACGCCTCCTGGTTGCTCGGGATCGACACAACGGAAACCTCGAGGAGTTTCCACTTCGAGTAGACCTGCTTCACCCCTGTGCCGTACTTGGTGGCGTCCTCTTTGCTCGCTCTGCGCACGCCGCCATCGAGTGCCATATATCCGATCGACACGCCCTTGAGTGCGCCAAACTTCATCAACGCTCCCACGGTGTCAGGCAGCCACTCGCCCTCGTGTGTGTCGGGTCGTGGCGCAAGGACAAAGTCTGCATCGATCGAGGACTCGCCACGGCGCATCGTGACCATCTTGCCAATTGGCTTATTCGGATCGTGCGAGTAGAGGAGCACTGGGTTCGCCTCGTACTCTTTGGAGTTCATGCCGGACGGGATCACGACATCCTGATCTCGGTCGATGGCGTGCGTCGTGATGATCGCCGTGAACTTTGTCAGTCCATCGCCGATCGCCTTGAATGTTGCGTTGCAAGTTTTTTGTAGGTTCATTCGTCAGGTCCTTCGTAGTCAATTACTGGTAGCAGGCTGCATCTGCAGTTGGGTGCAGAGGCGGGCCAGAGGTGTCATCAAAGTCTAGTGCCATAGTTGCGCCACTTGCGCCCGTGATCGTTGCGCCTCGCTCGTAGAACGCATCCTTCACGCCGACTGACTTCTCGCCGAACTTTTTCGCTGCGGCTTCGCAGAACTCGCAAGCGTACGGAGACACAAGCCATGTCTTGCCCTTCACGACTCCGCTTGCCTCCCACGCTGCATTCTGTCCATCGGTGTATGCACGAGCAGACTCTGTTCGTGCGATCGTCTGCGCTCTGTTCTCGTCGAAGCCTGCTTCCTCGAGCAGCCCGATGACATCTGTGCCTGTCGCTGTCTCCTCGATGCCGATGCGGATGATGTTCGACACACGCTCGGCGAGTGAGTCGCTGACTGATCGTGCCATGCGAATGGCTGCACGGTTGGTCGCCTCGACGACGAACTCGGAAGCCTTGCCGGACAGCAGACCTCCGAGTGGGTTGTTCGGTCCAGCAGGTGGCAATCCTGCTGCACCACTCACCAACGATGCGCCCTGATCAAATCCAGCCTCTGCGATTGTTTGTGCGTACGGCTTGGCCGTGTTTGCAAGATCAGCGATCAGTTTGCGCTGCGATGCCTTGAGTGCTGCTTGCACTTCTTCGAGTTGTCGCTGTGTCACCGTGTCACCTGCACGGATCGATGCGGAGAGTTTGCGTGATACTTCTTCGATCACCTTGTCGATGTCCTGCTGAATTCCCGATGCGAATGCACGAACTGCTCGAGCCTCGGTCGCCTCGAATGTCTCGGTGATGCCGTCCTTCGTGATGACCTGTTTCTCTGCGTTGAAGTCGATCCACCATAGCGGTGGCTTCGCAGATTTGCAGGTTGAACATGGGCAGGCTTTGTTGTGTGTCATGGGTTACCAGGTGGAAAGTAGCACACGCTTCCAAGTGTTCGTCGCCGTGCAAACATAAATGTAGTTGGTGTCGTGGACGATGTCGCCCTTTGTGCCTGTGGCAGTTGCGGATGCAGGAGTCTTCTGCGTTGCGATGTTTACTGTGTCGCCTGTGAGCGACACCGTGCCAAATAGTTTGGTCGATGTTGTTGAAGAATTGCCGATGGCGGTTGTGTTCGATCCCAGTCCAACTGCGTTGTATCCGATCACAATAGAATTGTTGTTGTTGTTTGCTGCAAGATCAGCCTGCGATCCAAGGACTGTATTCTGTGTGCCTGTGGTGCAAATATCTCCTGCATCACTGCCGATAAAAACTTGGTCAGAGCCTGTCGTGTTTAAAACTCCAGCATCACGACCAATGAATGTTGATCGTGCGCCCGTAGAATTTACATTGCCTGCAAAATATCCGATCGCTGTATTGCTGACACCTTGATTTCCTATTCCGTTGTATGCAAGCGTTGCATATCCAATTGCAACGCAATGATCTCCGTTGTTCGAATAGAGAGCATCAATGCCAACGCCAACGCAGGAACTTCCTGTGTTCTGAAACATTGAATATGTGCCAATGCCAAGGGTCGAACCGCCTGTGTTTGACAGACCAGAATTTTGTCCGATGAAAACGCAATTTGAAGATCCAGTGTTTCCACTTCCTGCATTTTCTCCGATGCCAATCGTTGCTGTTCCAGTGTTGCCAGTCAACGCATCTTTTCCCAACGCTGCATTTGATGTCACAAGACCTGTTCCAGTTCCACCAATCCCGACACGCAGACCGTTGATAAACGAGTCCTTCGCAATGCCAACGCCACCTGCGATGATGACTGCGCCTGTGGTCGAGGATGTCGATGCGGTCGTGTTCGTCCCTGTGATCACTCCGCTTGTGTTGACTGCGGACAGCGTGCCTACCGATGTCAAACTTGACGCAAGGACATTCGATGCAAGTGTTGCGCCTGTCAGCGTGCCCGCATCGGCTGCGCCTGCAACTGCAGCGTCACCCTTGATTCCACGGATGCCTTGCGCACCACGAGACACGAGCAACTCCCAACCGAAACCGACTGGTGGTGCTTGGTTGGTTGCAGCGACACACACATACGCCGATCCACTCACGCCAACAACATCACCGATCCAGTACTCGATGTCGCTTCGATATGTCCCACGCCACACCATGCCTGCGTCGCCTTGCTCGCCTTGCTCGCCCATTGCACCAGGTGCGCCTGCGACTCCATCGATGCCGTTGCGACCGTCTGAACCATCTTCGCCTGCCTTGCCATCGATGCCGATCGTGCCATCTGCACCTGCTGCGCCGTCAACTCCATCGATGCCGTTCTTGCCGTCCCGTGGTTTGATTGCCTTGGGAGTTGCAGGAGTTCGCATGGCCTGCAGTTTGTTCTCGATGAGCGATTGATCAGCGACACGAGGCTTCTCGTGGAGGCTGCGCATCAGTTCATCGATCCGATCACTCATCCGAGCCAGTCCTCGCCGAGTGTTGCGGCATCTGCAAATGCGATCTTGTCGGCAGTCGTTGCGTTGTCCATGATGCGCTTGAGCGTCAGACACGAGCGAAGGTGTGAGATGTTGCGCTGCACACTTGCATCGTTCTCTTCGCTGTGATTGTTTTCACTCGTGATGCGTGCGATCAGGTCGCACGAATCATGCGATGCGGAGATGTCCTGTGCGATTTGTGCGGGGCTAAACTCTGGTTCGTCGAGAACGATTTGTGGGTCGGTAGTCATAGGTGTGCTCAGTAGGATGGATACCACTTTGTGGTTGTTGCGTCGTACGTCATGATGAGGGCACGAGAGACAACTGCAGTCGATGCGAGTGCGATGTTGCCTGCGGTTGTCGTGGTGAAGATGCCTGTGGGGATGATGGTGATCTGTCCGCCTGTGCTTGCAATTCCAGTCGGTGCGGTGATCGTGACGATGGCGGTTGTGCCTGACACGAACACGATCTGCGTTGTCGGTGCGATGGTGGTTGCACTTGCAACGGTTGGCGCAACTTCACCTGTCGATTGCACTCCAAAAATTTTCGTAGCGGTTGTTGCTGTCACGCCGATGACGGTGGTGTTGCTGCCGATTCCCACGGCTGACTTGCCGATGACGATTGAGTTGTCGTCGCCGACTGCAGACACGGTTGCGGCTGCGCCGACGATCGTATTGTTGCTGCCTGTGGTGAGGTTGCTACCTGCAGTCGATCCGATGCCGACGTTGCTTGCGCCCGTTGTGACTGCGCCGAGCGATCCTGCTCCCCACGCTGAATTAAGAGTGCCGCTCGTGTTTGCATCGAGCGAGTCAAGACCGCCTGCAGTGTTGTTGATCCCGCTTGGCTGCGAAGCAGTTGCGGGATAGAGTGCGTTTGCGCCAATCGCAGTGTTGCCTGCGGCAACATTGTTAAACAGCGCATTCACTCCAACCGCTGTGCAAGTTCCGCCCGTGTTTGACCGCAGCGCATTCACTCCAACCGCAACGCAACTTCCACCTGTGTTTAGATATCCCGCCTGTTGTCCAATCGCTGTGCAACTTGAGCCTGTGTTTAGATATCCCGCCTGACCTCCAATTGCTGTGCAATTTGCGCCTGAGTTTGATTGCAACGCACTCACGCCGACCGCTGTGCAATTTGTGCCTGTGTTTAGATAAGCAGCAAGTACACCCATCGCTGTTGAATTTATCCCCTGGTTTGTCTGCAGCGCACTTACTCCTATCGCCGTGCATTGAGTGCCTATATTTGTTCGCAAAGCACTTGCTCCAACCGCTGTGCAATCTGTTGCAGTGTTTCCTGATCCTGCACTTGATCCAACCGCCGTGCAGTTCGCAGCCGTACTCGACGAGAGCGCACTTGCTCCAACCGCAGTCACACTCGCCACGCCTCGTGTCCCGATGATCATCCCGTTGATGAACGAGTCGCCACCAATGCCTGCGCCACCTGCAACGATCAACGCACCTGTAGTTGATGCCGTCGATTGAGTCGTGTTCGTCGTGACGATCGGTCCGCTCGTGTTTGAAATCGTCCCCGCCTCGCCACGGAATCCACTCGGTCCACGCTCGCCTCGTGCGCTGAATGCAGCCCACCCGTTGAGTGTGCTCGGACCGGAACTCGTGCGCT